ACATTAACGCATCTGCCGCTATCGCCCTCAGCAAACTAGCAACAGGCTCGCTACCTTCGGGTATAACCGTGTCCACATCGAACATTGTCAATGGCACTATAACCAGCGATGACATAAGTGGGACAGCGCCGATTGTTGCCACCAAACTCGAAGGCAATATGTTCCGTTTAACAAAAAGTGCGGCGCAATCCATTTCTAATGCAACAGACACAGAACTCACATGGGCTTACACCGAAGCCGTAGGTACACCAGCGTTCTCGCTGACCTCTAGCAAATATGTTGAGGTTCCTGCTGATGGTATTTACGCTATTTCTGCTGGCGTAACATTCGGAGCCAATGCAACAGGCTTCCGCAGAATCCGCATTTGGAATGTTGCTATCAACACAATCCTTGCCGAAACATCCATGTCTGGTTTTACTGGTGGGGATAATGTTCTTAACTGTTCCACAATAGCCCAAGTTGATTTAGGCGTACAAATATATGTTGAGGTATATCAAAACTCAACGGGCGCACTCAACGCCAAGGCAGACACAAGCACATTCTTTGCTGTTTCCTTGCTAGGAAAACTGTAATGTCATCTCAAGCAATCGCCGTTAAGTTCGCAGCCAATCTTACGACAGTAGCACTAGGCGTAATCTCCACAGCGTTCATCTTCGATGTCTCCACCTGGGTCACAGCAGGAACAACCCTCGTCATGTACCTAATCGCAGTCGCAAACAACCTCGCCAACTCTGCGATGGATGGCCGACTCACCACAGAAGAAGTAGCCAAAGCGGTGGAAGGCGGCTGATGTGGGCATCGTCGCACCAGGCCACCCGTACAAACGGCTAGTAGTACCACAGCGTTTAGAACAATACGGCAACGGCAAACTACCCGCCAACAAACTAGCCAAACTATCGTGCGGTGGCACAGGCTGGTTCGATATCGAATGGTACGGCGGTTTCGTGTTCGCCTGCAACCTGATGTACGACCACGCCAAGCGTGACGGTATCGAACTGAAAGCAGTGTCAGGTGGTTACCGTTCCTTCGAAGGACAAGAAGCCCTGTTCTATTCCCGTTACTCGCTCACACCAACAGGTCGAGTTCCACAAATAACACGCCAATACAACGGGCGCACCTACTTCCTCAACAAAGGTGCCAGCCCCTCAGCAAGCCCTGGCACAAGTCCTCATGGCTGGGCCTGCGCCCAAGATTTTCTAATCACAGGACCTGTCTACGATTGGTTGTGTCGTAACGCACCCAAGTATGGCATCTTCCTGCAAGGCCCACCTAAATATTTGTGGAAACCAAATCCCGAATATGAGGCATGGCATTGGCAGTTGGCCGACGCAAATAACCCAACCAAACTTGTTAAGCGTGAGTGGGCTAAATTCACAAAAATGTTAGGCATCAACTGATGGTGCCGATAATGATTTCATTGGTGGCAGTCTGCTCATTCCTGTGTCTCTGTTTGGCTTTGCCAGAGGATGACGAATGATACCCGAAGGCATCGCCGTGGCCCTCATCGGCCTGGTCGGTGCTGTCATGGTGGCCTTACTGCAACGGCACCGCCGCGAATCAGGCGAATCCAACGACTTGATGATGCACACCATTAGCCGTATGGATACCAAGTTGGATAGACACGATGAGAAGTTAGACTCCTTGAAGGAAGATTTTCTAAAGCACAAAGCCGAAGACCACTAATACTTGACTTCTTGCCGAAGAACTACAACAATGTAACTACGGCTACAGAAGGGAGTAACAATGTCATTAAAAGACCAGATAGCCTCAAACCAGCCAAGTGTAATTAAACGGTGTGTAGTAGGCAAAATGCTTACCGCCATGACTGACGAAGACCTGGAAGCGTTCAACAGCATCGCCCCTCGTATCGGTCAGGAAGCAGGTTACACATACACTTGGGTACGGGCAGTGTTAGCAAAAGAAGGTTTCCAAGTCGCAGAGAATGTTTTGCGTCGCCACCTGAAAGGTCAGTGCGTATGCCGCTAGACATCACCCCACCACCCGCTACCGATAAGGCAGCCAAACTGGAGAAGTTAGGCAAACTGGTTGACCTGTTCGACAGGCAAGGCATCGACATCAACGAGGTCGGGCAAATCAAACGGGTATCTGTATACCAGTCTCTCACCAAAAATGAGGAAGGCGAAGCAGAAATCCACGACCTGATGGGTGTCCAGTTTTCCCCAGCCTGGGAGACAGGACCTGAATGGCCAGTCATCCAGCAGGGTCCAGCCATCAAACTGCCCCCAGTTAAAGCAACCTCTCAGAAGCCTCAGGATTGGCTCACTGCGGTCATCCTGCCCGATATGCAGATTGGCTACTATCGTCAAGCAGACGGCAACCTAGAGGCCACTCACGACCCCGTGGCGATAGACCTGGCAATAGCCCTCATCAAACAGGTTAAACCCAGCCTTATAGTCATGCACGGAGACAACCTAGACCTACCCGAAATGGGTAAATACAGGCTGTCCCCAGCGTTCCAACGAACCACCCAAGCAGCCATTGACTATGCCACAACCATGAGCGCCCAACTTCGAGCCGCTTCACCCGAAGCCAAAATCTACTGGCTGGCAGGCAACCACGAAGAACGACTGGTCAACTACCTGATAGACAACGCATCAGCCGCTTTCGGTTTGAAACGAGGCAACGCACCAGAATCCTGGCCTGTTCTATCTGTCCCATTCCTATGCCGTTTCGATGAACACAACATCGAATATGTCCCAGGATACCCAGCAGGACAAGTATGGGTGAACCAGAAACTGCGCTGTATCCACGGAAGCAAAGCCAAATCCAACGGCTCCACCGCCCACCAATACCTACAACATGAGAAAACATCCGTACTATACGGCCATGTCCACCGTAGAGAATGGGCAGAACAAACCCGTGAAGATTGGGATGGACCCAAAACCATCCTCGCAGCCTCAGCAGGATGCCTCGCCCGTGTAGATGGGGCTGTCCCCTCAACCAAAGGTGGCATAGACCTAGACGGAAGACCACTCACAGTGACCGAAAACTGGCAACAAGGGCTGGCTGTGGTCACCTACCAAGAAGGGGATTCTCCGTTCCATCTGGAACTTGTCCCCATCCGTGACGGCCAAATGATGTATCGTGGGAAACAGTATGGAAGCATGGCTAATCTGCCCAATATGTGACACAACCTGGCCCGAACGGGAAGCACAACGATGTCTTATCTGCGGGACCCGCGGCGAACGAGACACCGAACCAACCAAGGATAAAACCTATGACGACAGATAACGAATGGGAACTTGTTGCAGTCTCATGGGTGGATGCGTTCGACGGTGACACAGGCTGGACCCCAGTAGATGACTACCAACCTGAACCAACAATGGCATTGAATGTCGGATTCATCTGGCCGAATGTCCTACCAGAACACATCACCCTCGTATCGGGATACATCCACGATGACGAATGGCCACCAGAGATGGTGTCAAATGTTTGCCACATACCTTCAGTAATGATAAAGTCGGTAACAAGGTTGGCATCAACAAAAGAATTCAACCACAAAACTCTGTAACACCTACAGGGTAGAAAGAAGGGAACATGAACAGCGTAATTCACAAACCACCCCACGGTTCTGCCGAATGGTTAGCGGTCCGATGGGAAACAGAAACAGGTGAGAAACGGTTAGCGGCATCAGAGTGTGCAGCCATCTACGGTTTACACCCATACAAAAGCATCTCCGACCTAACAGCAGAACTGTTAGCACCGAAACCGCCAACACCACAAGCACCAACACAAGCGATGGAACGAGGCAACCGCCTGGAAGAACCCATCCGTCAATGGGCTAGCGATATGTACGGTATGCGTATCCAAGTACCAGGACTACTGTACTGCTATGACCAAGAAGCGGCGCACCTTATCGCAACCCTCGATGGCCGAAGCGAAGACCTATCCATCCACGAATTCAAAACCACCACAAACGAATGGACAGGAACTCTGCCACCACACTGGTACTACCAAGGTGTACAACAGGCACTGTGCGCCGACGAAACTCAGGTGCATTGGTGGGTGTTCGACAAGACACAAACCTTGCATCATCACATTCAATATGTGGACTGGGAAACGAAACGCAACCACATTGAAGCAGCGAAAGAATTCCTTATCGCTATCAACCGTGGCCAACTACCCGAAGGTGTGCAATTCGGATACGACCACATGGGAAAGATTTATCCTGAAGCCCACAACGAAACAGTTGAACTCAACGAAAACATCGTTGAACTATTAGACCTACTGGACAAAGCAAAAACCCACAAGACACATTGGGAACAGGAAGAAGACAAAGTGAAAGCACTCATCGCAGAACACTTAGGTGGCGCAACAGTAGGTACCTTGAACGGTGATACTATTGTCACCTGGAAACAACAAACCCGCACTAGCGTGGACACAAAGGGACTTGCTTTAGCCCACCCCGATTTGGTAAAAAGGTTTGAAAAGAACAGCACATTCCGTGTGCTTCGCATAACAAGAAAGGGAAAGTGAAATGGAACATCCGTTATTGAAAGCCCTCAACGATTGGGCAGTACCAGATAAAAAGATTGTCGGCAAACTAGAAAAAGGTGGAGCAAGTCTCGACTTTGTTGGTCATGCTGACATCACCCGAATCCTTATCGAAGTGGACCCGATGTGGACATGGGAACCATGCGACTGGATTGAAGGCAGACCCGCTATTCACATTCATAAAGGAACAGTGAAGCGTGGCGGTTCCAACATGGAAGTTGAAATGGCAACCATGTGGGGTCGCCTCACCATTCACGGCACCACCCGTGTTGCTGTCGGTTCATGTGAAGCACACAAACCAGACCTCGACAAAGAACTTGTATCAGACTTCCTGCGTAACGCCGCTATGCGATTCGGTATCTGTCTGTCACTGTGGACCAAACAAGAATGGGAAGACCTCACCAAACCTGAACCACCAAAACTTGTAGCAAAATCTGACTACGACAAATTTGTTAAAGCCTGCACCGACAAGAACATTGACCCAGATACTTTGCTCACACAAATCGGTAAGCCCTCAAACGAACTAACCGAAGCAGACTTCAACAAACTACGCACACTGTTCAAAGATGCTGTCGCCGCACCAGCCGAACCAACACCAGTAAGTCCAGGTGGTATCAGCAAAGCACAGATACGAGAACTGTCACTTGCACAAGGCAAACTTGGATTAGACCACGATGGCCTGCTGTCGGTAGCGGCCTTCACCACGGGCCGTGACCTGCGTGACATTGTGGAATTGACCACAGAAGAAGCATTGGTTATGATTGACACCTTGAAGCGTGACATCGAAAAGAAAACCACCGATGGTTGACATACTGATTGTGTTTCATGGCCTTGCCCTCATCATCTTTACTGCAACAGTAGTATCAGAACATTTTCGTAATGGTCCAAAGCGATGAGCAAACAACGAGCCAAAGGCACAGCAGCAGAAACAGCAGTCGTGCGCTACCTGCAAGACAACGGATTCATCCACGCTGAACGCCGTGCGCTTCACGGCATCAACGACAAAGGTGACATCACAGGAATCCCAGGTGTAGTTATCGAGGTGAAGAACCACGCCAAACTTACACTCGCAGAATGGGTCAAAGAACTACAACAAGAAATGGTAAACGCAAACGCAGACTTTGGATTTGTTGTCGCCAAAAAGAAAGGCACAACCAACCCAGCAGAATGGTATGCTGTCATGCCACTCGAAATATTGTTGAACGAAATTAAGAAGGACCGAACATGACAACCAAACGGCCACCACGCACCGTTGCTGTACCAAGACAAACACTTGTGAACATCCGTGATGTCATTCGCCATGTCGCATCAGCAGACCCGTGGATACAACAGAAAGTAATCGACGCAGAAGAAGCACTATCAGCGTTACTTAGTAAAAAAGATTAACACCACTAATAGAAGGGACTAACAATGGGAACCGACTACGACACCTGGCTACTCAACATAGTAGAAGGAAACGGTGACGAACCCTGCGAAGAATGTGAAGAAGAAGAATGTGTCTGCGACAACGGCCCAGACGGAGCAGACCTCGCCGAATGGCAGTACAGGGACTGACCTGCTAGGGTACATGAATGGATAACGACTTCATCCTCGACGCAATCTCCGAAGAAATCCCTGGAGTCATAGTCGGCTACACCCTTGTAGTAAACTATGTAGACGACAGAGGTGAAGACCACCTCATCTTTACTGGCCTGGAAAACCAGCGAGCAACATCAACCATCGGCTTACTAACCGCCGCACTAGAACTAGAAAAATCTAAGTTCCGCTTCGATATCTAACATTCACGAAAGGAGTCTCAATGACTCGTTTACGGAAGACCATCTTGCTAACCGTCGCCCTGTTTGCGGCAAGCAACCTAACTGCTGAAGCCCACATAGCAACAGCACCCACCAGTCCAGCACCCAACCCACAAGTTGAAAACCTGGCTGAAACCTACAGAGTTGGCGCACAACTCATTCACATATGGGACCTCATCAACAACCCGTACAAAGAATTCTTAGGGAAACAAATCTTCACCCACAAATTCATGGAAGCGATAGCACAATGCGAAACGAGCCAAGACCCCGCCCACATCGGCAACGCAAGCGAAGCATACGGACCCAATGCCACATTCCGTGGAGCGTTTGGATTCTGGACAACGGCCAACGGGTCGGGAACCTTCGAGTACTACGGTGGCCGCGAACTCACAGGCACATTCTGGGCTAACGAAACAACCTACGACCAACAAAAAGTTATCTACTTACGCAAAACCATATACGGGTACACAACCCAGGCAGGCAAATTCATACCACCAAAAGGCTTGTCAAACAACAACTGCCTGAAGTATGCTGGAGAACCAACTTACGAAATCTATTGGGGGTGACAACGGTGAAAACAGAATGGGAATGTAAATCATGTGGACAAAACATCACTCTTTACATAACACCCTTAGAACCGCCGTCGCACTCCTGCAAGAAAAAAGCAAACAGGCACCTGCCACTAACCAAGAAGGAACAATGAACAACATTCACATCGTAGGTAACATCGGACAAGAACCCGAACTTCGATTCAGCCAAGCAGGCAAAGCCGTACTGTCATTCTCAGTCGGCACCACCATGCTTAAAGGCGCAGACAAAGAAAAAGAAACAACATGGCATGACTGTGTAGCGTTCGGAGCCGAAGCAGAAAACATCGCAGCGTCATGCCCCAAAGGAACCAGAGTTATTGTCATCGGCAGACTGGAAAAAACCAGTTACGAAAAAGATGGCAAGAAAAACTATCGTGTGCAAATCATCGCCAACGAAGTAGGTGTGTCAGTTAAATATGATGTCGCCGTCAGCGAACGAGGCACCCAACCAGCCAAGGGAACGGTGCAATATGGAACAGACGAACCCTTCTGAGGACCCGTATCAACTACCGATACTGTACAAAAAAGCAGGCCCGTGGACTAAACACGCAGCCTGCATAGATGCACCAACCTACTACTTTTTCTCAGACGCAGACACCAAAGACGCATACCGTGAAGGGAGAAAACTATGCGACACCTGCCCCGTACTGTTGGACTGCCGACAATACGCAATCGAAAACTATATAGCACACGGATTATTTGGGGGTATGTCTCCTCGTGAACGCCAACTTGAACGCCGTAAAATTCGACTGGAGACGGGCAAGAGCCTGCCTAGGGGTACCAACAACAGTATTCTTCCCTGAGATTCAAGGGAACAGTGTCGCCGCATGGCGACCAGCCCGTGCGATATGTGCGTCATGTCCCGTGGTGCAACAATGCCGTGCCTACTGTGACGAACAAGAAGCACAACCAGATGTCCTACCGTTCGGTATGTGGGCAGGGGAAACACCAGCGGAACGCAAGTACCGTCGCTACTCCACCCAGTCGTTCGGTACTGCTGTGCATGGTACACGCTCGATGTGGACACGAGGTTGCCGTTGCCAGCCTTGTGTGTCAGCGAACTATCAACGCATTAAGTCTTACAAGAAAGGAACAAAATGAAACGCAAGAAGATGA